ATGTTATAAACTTAGATTTTACTAAGTTGGTTTACATAGATGGTGTTTATTGGAGGATTAATAAAGTAGTGGACTATATGCCTAATCAGAACAGTTCAACTAAAGTAGAGTTAATAGAGTGGTTTCAAGTAGGAGTATTTGCTGCATCTGCACCATCTTATGGGAGCAGTGGAGGTTCAAGTAATTGGGGAGTAGGTGGTAGTTATACAGCCAGTACATCATCTGAAGCAGAACCACCATCACAATTTTAATAAAATAAATATGTCAAATAATCAACAAATAACAAGCGGAGGGATAGCACAACAGAGTGGATTAGATGTATTCTCTAGTATAATAACTTATGATGGGGAGTTTATAAATTGGGGAAATTCTTTTGCTTATGGAACTCAACTTGATTCAGATACAGATTATTCTACTGTAGCAACAGACCCTCAAACTGATGCTCTAGTTAATAGTCCTGCAAATGTATCAAATCAATGGTATAGGTATCACTCTAGTGGTAGTCCTTATGTTGTAGCATCAGCACCAACAAGCAGAGGTGGTGTTTTTATATTTAATGGGAGGAAGGTAGGTAGTACTATAAGTTATAGTGGTATGTATCAGAAATTATCAGGATTAACTGTTGGTAAGGAATATGAGATAACTATTAAGACTGCTATAAGCAATGACCACGGAATGATTTATGTAAAGACATATTCTCCATCTGGAGATAGTTTTATAGAGAACTCATCATCTTCAATATCTTTCTCTGTATCTAGTGGTAGTATTGGTATTCAGAAATCAACATTTACAGCAGTTACAGGTAATGACATTATTCTTCTTTACTTCAATGCAACTGTTGAAACTGAAAACAATGTTGAGGTTTATATAGCAGACATATCTATAAAAGAACAGCAAGAGTATATAATACCAATATATGCAGATGATATTTATGGTAATGCACATAAGGTACTTAGGTTAAATGCAGGTAATACTATATCAAATGATTAAGTTTAAACATACAAGTAAAAAGTTAGGTAAGGTTACTAATTTACTTATTAAGGGACTTAAATCTCAATTAAGATTACAGGAATATTACGCTACAGGTAAATTAAGCAGAAGTTTTGCAGGAACTATAAGTAAAAACAATAATCTAACATTAGATATAACTTCTAGTAAACATTATTGGAGAGTAGTGAATGACCCTAGAGTTGCTTTCTCTGTAAATAAGCAGAATATAGTAAGGTGGATGAATACAAAAGGACTAGACAGGAAGTATGCTGAAGCTGTTTACAGAAGATTAAAGAGTAAAATTTATGCAAATAAAGAGGCAAACGGCAAAGAGGATTATCGTTATTGGAGTTACGGAAATACTTTAAAGAGGTCAAACTTTGCAGGTATTACAGCAAAAGAAAACTCATCAAAAGTAGCACAAGAATTAGCACCAGCTATAGGTAAAGATGTAGCAGATATGATTTCATCACAAATAAGAAAAAATAAATAATAATATATATGGCAACTAACACAGAGAAAGTAGTAGTTCAGGTAATAATAAAGGGAGATAAGGGTTTAGATAGATTAGATAAGAAAACTAAGAAAGCTACTAAGAGTGCTGGTGGTTTAACTAAGGGTATGTTAAAGATGGCAGCAGGTGTAGCGGCAGCAGCCATTGCTTTTAAAACAGTAGCAACTGCTGTTGGTAATGCTATGAAGTCATTTAAGGGGTTTGAGTTTCAAATGGCTAAAGTGAAGGCGATTACTGGTGCTAATAACACTCAATTCAAGATGCTTACTCAGTCTGCAAAAGACTTAGGGAGGACAACATTCTTTACGGCAACTCAGGTAGCTGAATTACAAGCTAATTATGGTAAGTTAGGATTTACGACAGGAGAGATATTAAAAGCACAAGAAGCTACACTTGCATTAGCAACAGCAACAGATACAGATTTAGCTAGAGCAGCAATAGTTGCAGGTGCAGCAGTTAGAGGATTTGGATTAGATGCTAGTGAAACGCAAAGAGTTACAGATGTTATGGCTAAGTCATTTACAAGCTCTGCTATGGATATTGAGAAGTGGCAAACATCCATGACTAAAGTAGCTCCTATTGCAGCGGCAGCAGGAATAAGTATAGAGGCTACCGCAGCAGTAATGAGTAAATTAACAGATACAGGTATTGAGGCTTCTATCGCAGGTACATCTTTAAGAAACATATTCTTGAAAATGCAAGATTCTTCCTCTGATTTATCTCAGTTCTTAGGATACACAGTAAATAGTTCAAATGATTTAGATAGAGCATTACAAGACTTGAATAAAGCAGGACTTTCAAATGAGGAGGTAATGGGTCTTGTAGATTTAAGGCAGGTTGCTGCATTTAATACAATGGTTAGAGGGGCTGATGATATTGCTGCATTAACTACTGAGTTTAATCACGCTAATGGGGCATTAGGTGAGATGGTAGATATTATTGAGGATAGTCTTGAAGGGGATTTGAAAAAACTAACATCTGCTGCTGATGGACTTAAAACTGAGATTGGAGAGGATTTATCTCCTGCATTAAGAGTTGTAGCTAGGGATTTAACTGACTTAACAAATGCCGCTACTGACAATGCAGATGCACTTGCTGATATTACTAGAAACTTTATATTCTTTGGTAAGGCTCTTTATGATGCCACTGTTACTAATGCTATAACTCAGTTTGGATTAGTGTTAAATGGATTAACTGGGACTAGAGGGTGGAGAGAGTTTTCCGACTTTATAGGAATGTCAGACACTAAACTTTCAAAAGCAGGTGCAGATAGATTAGATAGATTAAATGAGAGTTTACAAACGACATTAGATTTGTCAAATGCAAATACAGACAACACTAAGAATAGTATTTTTGCCACAGAACAAGCTATAAATATTAGACAGAAGGAACTTGATTTACTTAAGGAAAAATCAGCAGTAGGTGGTAGTATGTTTGATGCAGGAATGTTAGATGCCGAAAGAGAGAGATTAAATAAGGAATTAGAATTATTAAGAGAGAGTTTAATTAACAGAAAAGATATTTTATTTGAATTTGAAGGGATTGACAAAGAAAATAAAAAAACAACTGCCGCTTCAGAGAAAAAGATACAAGACAGAAAAGATGCTACTGCGTTAGCAGATGCTAAGAAAGCAAGAGATAAGAAGTTTGAAGAAGAAAAAGAAGACGTAAGGGTGGAGTATCAGGAATTAGAGAATATACACACACAAGCACTTATTAATGGAGAAATAACACAAGAAACTTATGATGAGGCTGCTTTTGATATAGAGCAACAAAGACTTGAGGATATGAAGAATCTCCTAATTGCTTATGGAGAAGATACATCAACTATAAACGGACAAATACTTAATAATGAGTTGGATATGATTGTCAGGAACGCTAAAATAAAAGCAGATTTATTAGCAGATGAACAGAAAAATAAGGACGATGCGTTTAAGGATGATGTAAAAAGAGCAATAATGTCAGGGCAATCAGCAGAGGAAGCTATGAAAACTGTTGTTAAGGCTCAGTTAATGGAGGCAGTATCAGGGTTTATAGCATCTATATTTAAAAGTGTGCCATTTCCATTCAACCTAATCTTAGCAGCAGGAGCAGGTGCAGCAGTAGGTGGTTTGCTGGACAAGCAATTAGATAATTTTGGCAATGGAGGAATGATAGAAGAATTTGCTAATGGAGGTATGGTACACGGCAAATCACACGCACAAGGAGGTGAGAAGTTTGCAGTAGGTGGTAGAGTAGTTGAACTAGAAGGTGGAGAGGCAGTTATGAATAAGAGAAGTACTGCAATGTTTAGCAATCAACTATCAGCTATGAATCAAGCGGGAGGGGGTGTTAGGTTTGCAGATGGAGGACTTCTTAATCAACCATCTTTCTCACAACAACAATTCAATGCTTTAGGACAGAATCAAATGATGGGTGCAATGGGAGGCTCAAGTAAAGTAGTAGTAGTAGAGGCAGATATTACAAGCAGTCAGAATACTGTAAGTGTGATACAATCTCAAGCAACAATTTAATAACTAAAAGAATACACAAATGTTTGTTGATAAAAAAACTAAATTAGATAGGCTCAGTATATGCAAAGGTTGTAAATTCTACCGAAACTTCTTACTACTAAAACACCCTAAGATAGATAGAGGTGCTAGGTGTGCTTCTTGTAAGTGTTTCTTAGATGCTAAGACATCTTTAACGAAAGAGTTTTTTGGTAAGTGTCCTCAAAATAAATGGTAAAAATATGAAATTCAAAGAGTTAGCAGAAGATTTTAACAAGAACAAAAGAAAGATGATGACTGATGCAGTCGTTAATGACTTAAATCATCAGAAGAACTTTCCTACATATCACGCAGAGTCTTTAAAGATAATGTTTGCAGAGTGGCACATCTTATTTCCTAAAAACAAGCAAGATTTGAGTTGTAATTCTTGTAGAGCAGCAGTATGTAAGTTTTGGGGTATGATGGTAGATGAGTGGATAGCAGTAGAACAAGCGAAAATCAAATCTAAATTTAAAAAGAAAAATGTCCCTAAAAAAAATAAGGCAAAATAAAGTAGATATAGTCTTTGACTTCATTGAAATTGCTGGTACTGAGTTAGAAAAGAGATTTGGAGAGAGTCCTACCTGTAAAGATATGATGAGGCACTTAGCAGAGAGAGGATTAATAGAACCTAAGAGAATTAGGAACTATATGATTATTGCTGACTTTGATAAGATGTTAGCAGGTAATGAGGGTAGTAGAACTAACACTTGGATGGACTTATCTATTAAATATGAGATAAGCGAGAGTATGGCTCAAAACATAGTTTACAAAGAAAGAATCAAAGCTAAACCATCAAGCAACATTACATACTAAAAGTTTTGTAGTTAAATTGGGTAAGTTTAAAAACACTTGCTTGTATTTTTGTGGCTATGAACGAGAAATGGTATAATATTCAAAACAAAGCAGGTAGTGCTACAGATGTCTATATCTTTGATGAGATAGGTATGTGGGGAATTACTGCTCAAAACTTCATATCAGATATTAAGGATTTGAAAGATACTCCAATCAACTTACGCATTAACTCTTTAGGGGGAGATGTATTTGATGGATTGGCTATATATAATGTGATTAAAAAGAGAACTGCTAAGACTACTGTATATATAGAGGGTATTGCAGCAAGTATTGCAACTATCATTGCTTTAGGTGCAGATGAGGTTGTAATGGCTGAAAACTCTTTGTTTATGATACATAATGCTAGTGGTGGTGCAATGGGTGAGTCTAAAGACTTACAGAAGACTGCTGAGGTGTTAGATAAGATTACAAGACAATTAGCTGAGGTTTATGAGAATAAGACAGGATTATCTCAAACAGCTATACAAGATATGATGGATGAAGAAACTTGGTTAAATGCTACTGAAGCATTTGATTTAGGTTTTGTAGACACTATCTCTGATGCTATTAAGGTAGCTGCAAAGTATGATGTTTCTAAGTTTAAAAACATTACACAAGAAGAAATTAAGAATAAATTAAGTATTAATATAAATAACAAAAAAATGACTAACGAGTTAAAAGAATGGTTCAATAGTAAGGTTGAAGAAATTGTTGCTACTGCTAAAGGTGGTGCTAAGGTTTCTAAAGACGTTGCTGAACAAGTAGCGATTACTGTTAATTTAGGAGATAATGACGAAATCACAAATAAGATTTCAGAGTTTGAGGCTAAGGCAATAGAATTGACAAACAAGATTTCTTTACTAGAAGAAGATTTGATTTCTGCAAAAGGAAACAATGAAACTTTAACAGTAGAGGTTGAAGGTTTAAACGCAACAATCAATAAAGCAGGAGCAACAGCAACAGTAATTACTACTGATGGCGACCCTACAATTATTGAGAATAAAGTAGTAGATGCTAATATTGGGTTTTACAATATGATAGCAGGTAGAGTACAAGCAAAATTTAATAATTAAAAAAATAGAATAAAATGGCAAATGTAGAAGTAAGTGCAATCTCAGCAACATACGGAGGTGCAAATTTAAACGAAATATTTTACGAACCAGTTTTCAGAAGTGATGACTTAATGCGTAATTACAGGGTTATACCTAATGTTAAACACAAAATGAATGTGTTTACAGCAGCACCCTTAACTAAGATTGTAGAGTCTTATGATGGTTGTTCTGCATCAAGTGGAGCTAAGACTTTTGAATTAGGAGATAAAACAATTACAGCAGGTAGATGTAGAGTTGCTTTAGAGCAATGTTGGGATGCGTTTGAAAATACTTTCATTGAGGAGTCTTACCGAAATGGTGTAGATGTAATGAATATGGAAGGAACTCAGGTTGGAGATTCAATCGTACGTAGAGCAGTAGAAGGTATCGCTTCAGATGTACTTAGATTAGCTTGGGGTGGAGAAGTAGGAGGAACGGCAGGATATACAGCATTTGATGGTTGGATGAAGTTAATGGAAGCTGAAACTGTGCTTACTAAATCAGCAGGAACAGCACCATTAGCAGCATCACCAATAGCAGGAGATGCTCTTTCTTTGATTAAAACAGTATATGACTCTGCACCAGCGGCATTACAACAAGTAGCAGCAGGAAATAAGAAAATCTTTGTTACTCCTAAAATCTTTAACGCTTACCTAGCAAATACAGAAGGTAACAGTGCTGATTTAGCGATTGTAAACCAACTTGATGGTATGACTAAAGTAGGATTTAGAGGTGTTGAATTAGTACCAATGTACGAATGGGACACTATCTTAGCAGAATCAGACCCAGCTTTATTCTTAAACGGAG